TTACCTAAAACTGATCCAACCCTCGACAATACACATCTTCAAAACAATTTCTTTTTTTATTACTGATGCCTTTATTTTTTCGTTGTGTGGTATCAACTTTAATTCATCTGCATTATCACCCGTTTGGACATACTTAACCGTTTCAAAACCGTTTCTTGTAGAAACAAAATACATTTCGCCCTCTTCAAAATAGCTAAAATCCTGCACTATCCTACAGGCAACATACCCACCACTTTTTAAAATTGGGTACATACTGTTACCACTGACCCGAGCTATAAAATTGCAATTTCTAAGCCTGGGTATATCCAAAAAACCTATAGGCTCATAATATGGACCATCATCATTGTATCTTTCCAAAAAACTGGCATCAATAGGAATATCATATATAGGCACCCCAGCCGTTATTGTTATTTTACCAGCCCCAATTTTTTTTTGAGAGCTTTTTATACTCCTACGCTTTTCTAAGTAACTTTTTGGTCCCTCATTAATCATTTCTCCATTTCCCGTTATAAGCCATTCCAAATTAATGTCAGGGTATACATAGCTTATTTTCTCGCATTTATCCGATCCAATGGCCCCTTCTTTATCCAAAAATCCATTTGAAAAACCAGTGTCCTGATAAAATTTATACTTACTTATACCCTTGTAATCAATAAATTGAATAATTCTTTCTCGAATCATAGAAAAAAAGCTATTAAATATTTGGAATAATAGATTATATGCTATTATTTTGTGTCTATTAAAGAGTGCAAATGTCAACTAAAAATAAACATAAAGATCAAAAGCGTCATAGAAAATTAGTTACTAAACAAATTGTAGCTGATGTGGTAGGGTGCGGGGTATCTACTGTAAAGCAGGTGTTAAGTCCTGTACCTACCCGGAATCCTGACACTGATTTAGGACAGCGAATTGAAATAGCTGATGCTTTGTTAGAGGAAAAGTTTGAACAGGCTATAACCGATGTAAAAAAGATTGTTCACAAAACCAATAAATAAAAAACAATGCAAATTTCTGAAAAAAGTAAAGCGGCTTACGAAGCCGCAGCTAAAAAGCTAAACCAATCCGCAGCAATACCTGACTTTAGTATGTTGCGCTCTGATGTGGCCCTGTACATGACAGCCGTTTTAATGCTTACCACCATTATAGAGGCTGAAAAGGACGGTAAAGTGTATGATATTACCAATCATGATGTACGCAAGTATGAGCCTATCCATTATGCTAAGGAAGGCTATGAGGCGGGTTCTTCCGGTGGCGGGTTTTCGTTCTGCGACTGCGACTGCGTCAACGTCTCGAGCGTCGGGGCGCGCCTTTCCTCGAATAGCCGTGAGGAATGCCGCGCAAATGCTGAATCCTATCCTGATTTATGGGAAATCTTCACTCTATACGTAAAGTAATCCTGATTAGCATTTTCCGGCAGGCAGGCACATCACGTTCGAGCCGTGAGCGGAAACCAAAACATTAAGAATAACAGCCGTTGCGAATAATTGATAACATACTGTATTTGGAAGCTTGTGAATTTGTGAAGCCAGCAGGGATTATACCTAAAAGTACTTATGATTCACTAAAAAACAGAGGCAAAATTGCAACGATAGGTCGTGGTGGCAATGGTAGAGAAATTTTGATAAAATACGAAAGCCTGCCTCCTGTATATAAGGAGCTGGTTAAGCAGCGATTTGGTGATCCTTACGAATATGCTGCAAAGCAGCCGATACGGGATTTGATACAACCTGATGAAAAAGTTAGACAGTTCTTTGAAAATTACGAAGGTGTGAGCCTTGAATATGAGGATAAGCAGCGATATACAAATGATGCCGCTATTCTTACTGCTTTTCACAGGCTGTTAGCTAATAAAAAGCAGCTTAAAGAAATGCTACATATTTCTATTGGTGCCTTCTGGCAAAAGGCCTGTGAAATTGTGGTAGACGTTGCGCAGGAGTATCCTAATACTTTACCTACCAGCGAACGCCGGTTAAAACCCCGCTATAATGACTTTGTAAAAAGTGGCTTTGATGCTGCCACGCTGATAGATGGCCGCAAATACAATACTACTAATAATAGAAAGGTAGATGATGAATTTGAATGGCTGATCATGAGTCTTTTTGTACAGCGCCACCGGCCCTATAAAAACGAAGTACATAACGATTACTTGTCTTTTTTGGCTGGTGATGTAATTATTATAGATACCCGTAAAAACGAACCGTTCGACCCTGAATATTACCGATGCTATGGCGAAATGAGCGATACTACTATATGGCGAATATTGACCAAGCCCGTTAACATGGCCACTGTAGATAAGATGCGCCTGAATTCTTTAGACTACAGCAATAAGCATTTGCCATATAATGAACGCTTTGCTCCTATATACAGCCTTAGCAAGTTAACAATGGATGACTACGAGCCGCCATTTATGATGCCTAATGGTAAACGCCTTAGCGGATATGTAGTAATGGACGTAACAAGCAAGTGCATTATAGGGAAAGCTTTCAGTAGGGATAAGAAAACTAACCTGTTAATTGATAGTTTAAAAGATATGTTCCGCTTGCTGGTAGCTAATGAATGTGGTATCCCTGGTGAGATTGAATTTGAGCGCCATTTAACTGAACCATTGATGGAAGATGATGGCATATTGAAAGCGGAAAACCTGTTTCCGTTTGTGCGGCTGTGCCGGGCTGCCAACCCGCGTGAAAAGAGAGCAGAACATACTTTCAGACACTACAAGTACACAAAGAAAAAGGAGAAAGGCTTTAGAGGCAGGCCGTTTGCTAAGGATGAGGCCAACCGCATGAATGAGAACGTAACTGCAACCCGCGATTTTGATGAAATAGTGGAAGTGGAAAGCAGCTATATAGAAAAATGGAATAATGATCTGCATCATGATCAGGATAGGTACCCAGGTATGACCCGTTGGGACGTGTTTATGAGCAACCAAAACCCCAATCTTGCCACACTTAAACGCCATTTAATTGCCCAATATATTGGAGAAAAAGAGGCTACCACTATACGTAATAATAAGATTATGCGGGTGCAATACAATAATTATTGGTTGCCCTCTGCTGAAATAATAAAGGAGTTGGACAGCTACAGCGTTACTGCCTACTACCTGCGCGATAAGAATGGTCAAATACCTGAAGTGTATATATATCAGAACGGTGTTTATAAGTGTACAGCAGCTAAAGGCAGTAAATATAATGAAAGTCAGTTTGAAGCTACAGAGGATGATAAACGGATAATGCACGAACAGTTTGCCTACCGTAGCGGATTTGATAAGCTGGTGAAGGAGCGTGCAGCAGGACTTGCGAAAGTGGAGGTAATCAAAACAGACCTTCTGACAGTGCAAGAAATGCCATCACGTAAAGAGCTGCCAACATTTGAGGAACCGGTATCACCAAGAAAAGTGAGAATCAATTACGCCGAACAGGCTGAAAAAGATTTATAAACCGGTATCCGGGTGGCGGGCAAGGTAGCCGCACAAAGCATTATGCTTTGACCTATATGGTAGCCTGAAGGTTCGAATCCTTCCCTGGATGCAATAAAGTTCTTTGACATATTGGAAATAGCGCATAGACCGGGTGGCGGAATGCAGACGCTCACTTAGTTAGGAGTGTTATACTTAACCGTTAAAGTCGGGCAGTTGAGACAACTAATCAAACATCACTCCATGCAGGTTCAAATCCTGTCCCGGTCGCTTTTTATAACACTTAAATATTTAATTATGTCAGATTGTAAACACACTCCCGGACCGTGGGTAGTAGATACAGAACAGCCGAATTTAATACGTGCTTCAGGAAAGACAGACGGCAATCAAATTGTAGTTGCAGACGCATCACTACACACTTATATAGCTGGATGTATTATTCATGGAGAAAAGAAAATACAAAGGATGCTTGAAAAGCAGCAAAGCGCAAATATAAAATTAATATCAGCTGCTCCTGATTTACTTGATAATCTGAAATATTGTATTGAAGCATTAAGAGTAACAATGTTACATAATGCCCAACCAATTATTGACCGCGCCCAATTAGCAATACAAAAAGCTACTTTATAATAAAATAAAATACAATGATAGACTTACCAAAAGACAACCCTGCGCCGCCTCAAAAACTTATAGATGCTGCGCCCGATTTATTAGCTGCCTTATTAAGCTGCGCCGGAATCCTTTCTCTTATGGACGGATATACTGCTTCGCAAAAGAAGGGTATAGACCTGATGAAAGAAACGATTATGGATGCTATTAAGAAGGTATTATAAAGGGCGGTGTTACCAGCACCGCCCAGAATCACCGCCCTGTTAATTCAGGGCATAAAACTATTTCAAAAGTAAATTAAAATCTGTTACCAGCAGGCTTATTAATCACCGCCCCGGCATTAGCCGGGGCATAAAACAATTTAAATTATGATTATTAATGAAGAGGTAAGAAAGAAGATAGCCCACGTCTTACTTCAAAACCGGCAAAATTTTGACGGCAGCGATGCGCAGTACTCATTGTCCTTTGATATTAACAAAGGAATATACGCGCAGATAAAAACAGGAAAAACAGAGCGTGTTTTATCCGATAAAAAATGGATAACCATCGCGCGAAGATTAGGCGTGCAACTAGGTGATGAACCGGATTGGGTTACCAGCCGAACCGGTGTATTTGATTACATCACCAGCCAAATGGCTATTTGCAAAGCGGAAAGTATTAGCGGCACTTTTTGCGATATTCCCGAAAGTGGAAAAACGGTGGCGGCCCGGTGGTTTTGCGCCAATACAAAAAACAGCGTTTACATTGATTGCTCTTTGTACAAGAGTAAGCAAAAGCTGATAAGGGCTATCGCAAAGGGATTCGGAGTTGAGCATACTGGAAACTACGCCGATGTATTCAGCGATCTTATTTACTATTTAAAAGTGGTACATAAACCGTTCATAGCGTTGGACGAAAGTGGAGACCTTGAATACAGTGCGGAATTGGAATTAAAAGCTTTATGGAATGGCGCTGAATATTGTTGCGGTTGGTACCGTCTCGGTGCTAATGGCCTTGAAAGAAAAATAGAGCGTGGCATTACATCCCGAAAAGTTGGGTTTGAGGAAAACTTCAGCCGGTTTGGCGGCAAAGTTCAAACTGTTTACCCAAAAGTAAAAGACGAACGGTTTGAATTTTGGAAAGAAGAGGCAGTTGCTATTATACAGGACAATGCCCCGGCAGGCTGTGATATACAGCAGCTTTTAATAAAGGCTAACGGCAGCAATAGGGCGCTGCGCACTCAAATACTCAAACTTAAACGGAAACTCAATTAATAATCATAAACCCCCAAATTATGAATACCCCTACAATTAAACTCAATCAGCAGTATAGTTATAACATAAAACAGGTGCTATTTGCTACACAAATGGACAATGAAGAGTTAGGCCATTTGATAATGGAAACGGCTGATACCTGGCTACGCAGATTCTTTAAAGGTAAAATTGACCACTACGCTGTACTGAACAATGACGCCTTTATAAAATGGTGGCGTATGCACTGGTTTGATAGAGATGACCGTTTCTTTATATCCGCTTTGTATAGCGCACCGGAAGACTACCGTTTTGCTCTTTATAGGCAGCAACACCAGTGCGTGTTTTTTATTTTACAACCTGTAACGCAATATATGTATCAGGACTTTTTAGACATGAAGCCATTTTTTGAAAGTTCACCTGTTACTGCACATTAACAATATTTCATAGGCAAGCAATCGAGCGGGGCCTGTTTCTACAAGCCCCTGTTTTTTTTTGATCAAATAAAATGATATGACTTTAAAATTTACCCGCAATGAAATGATGCTATTTCGTGAAGCGGTGCAGAAAGCTATAGATCACTATAACAAGGAAATAGCTTCCGAATACGATGATCATTATTGTTGCGTAAAAGCAGTATTAGATGAGTTGTGTATAAAGCTAATTAGAGATACCATAGTTATTAAGGATAAGTACACAGTAAAACTTAACACGTATCAGGGATTTGCTTTTCGTTCCGCTTTTGCGGCGGCAAAGCGTAAGGATTATACGGGGAAATGGTTGGGAAACATATGCGATCAAATACATTTTGAAAATGCCAACAAGTTATCATCTATTGATCCCGGTAGATTGGCTTTGCCTGAGCCACATAAAATTTAATCACCGGCCCGTTACCAGCGGGCCATAAAAAACCACACAATGAATATAGTTACAATTCAAACACCCAAAAGTAAAACCTGGGTAGACGCAGACGGAAATGAAGTTCCTTACAAATTTGTTCCGCAAGGCGACCGGATTAAAGAAAACTTAGCTGCGACCCTTCTTAAAAAAGCACTAAAAATTGAGCAGCAATTGCAGGATTTCTATAATGAGATAAGGGAAGGCTTCGATAAAGTATATCAGCAAATGCTTGATGATTATAAGATCAAGAACAAAAAGGACAGGAAAATAAAAGGCTCCTATACCTGGTTCAATTTTAACCGTAGTATCAAAATCGAAGGTGATATTAATGATGTAGTAAAATGGGACGAGGCCAAAATGGCGCTGGCCCGTGAATACTTTGATGAATATCTGTCTAAAAATTTAAGTACGTCAAACGAATTTTTACGAGGCCTTATTCAAAAGGTATTCAGTAATAGTAAAGGTATGATTGACACCGCCCAGGTATTTGTAATATTAAGATACCAGGATAAGGAAAAGGACGCTTCATTTCAAAAGGCCTGCAATATTATGCGCGATGCCCAAAGCGTTGGAAATACTAAAAAGTATTACCGTGTATGGGTACGGGAAGATGATGGCAGCTACAGAAATATTAATCTTAATTTTTCATCCCTATAAAATTCACCTATGAAAGCAAAAATTACACTTGGTTATATTCTGTACTGCGTAGTGCAGCCTGTCCTGATCGGTTTAAAAGTAGGCGGGTTTATAAAATCGAACTGGGTACAAGTGCTTACACCGTTGTGGATTGTCATTTCGGCCCATGCGCTTTTGTTCATATTGATGGCTTTAAAAATAAAGAAGGAGGTAAACAATGGCAAGAGCGCTTAATGCAAATGAATTTTTGGGCAAGAAATTCGAGGAGCTTGAATTTAATGACCATTGGCATAAATCATTCGGAAACCCTGAATCTAACTTTTCCGTATTGATGTATGGTAAGCCAAAAAACGGCAAAACTGAATACTGCACTATGTTGGCTAAGTACATGACAAAGTTCGGCAAAGTGCTTTACAACAGTTTTGAGCAGGGCTTTAGTAAAAGTTTGCAGGATGCCTGGAGGCGGCAAAAGCTAAACGAAGTAAGCAACCGTGTATTGATAGTTCATAAAGAACCGTTTGATGCAATGGTGGCAAGATTGAAGAAAAAGAAGAGTCCGCCCACTGTCTTTATTGACAGCCTGCAATACATAAAAATGACTTATGAACAGTGGCAGTACCTGCGTAATACTTTCCCTCGAAAAAGGTTTATCATGATCTGCCATGCTGAAGGCGATGACCCCAAAGGCGGTGCAGCTAAGGCTATAGAATACGATGTGGACATAATGGTGCTGGTAAAGGGATTTGAAGCACATCCACGAAGCCGTTTTGGAGGAAACGAGCCGTATGTATTTTATGAACAGGGGCATATAAATTGGCTGAAACGCCAGGGCAAGGAACCCCGGCAAAAGAAAGAGCCAACGAAAACAGGGCCTACCACCCCGGAACTAAATTTCTCACCCGCCACACCCGAAGAGGTGCAAATGAAAGTAGTATGATAAACATTACTGATCATGCGTATCAACGCGCTAAGGAACGGTTAAATCTGAACGCTGATGCACTTAAAAAGCTGTGCGCCCTTGCATACTGCTACGGAAAGCAGCAGCATGAAACTAAGGGCGCACTTTTAAAATATCTACAACGGCGCAAGGATGAACACCTGCCTAATGAATTCAGGATATACGGCGATAATCTTTTCATTTTTAAACAGACCTTATTAGTAACTGTGTACAGGTTACCCAATGAGGTTAATAAAAAACAATACTTCAGAAATGAAAAAGTACGAAATAAGAGACGAAGCCTTTGATGGCAAAGTATCGGCGGTGTACAACGAAAACGGGCTGTTGTGGTATTTGAATTTTGAGGATGCGCAAATGAGCGAAGAGAACATGCAACTGTGTAAGGAGCATATCCCGGCCAACGAGGCCAATATGGTAACCTTTATAAAAACCAGCGGCAGCGATGTAATAGAGGTAAGCATAAGGGTAACTTTCGAGCAGTGGTTTAAGCTGTTTGGCATGGCAAGAAACCGAGAACGCGCACTAAAGCACTGGGATAAGATGCCACAAACTACCCGCGTGATAGCGTATTACAATACAAAAAAATACCTCAAATACTGCCATAGGAATGCACATTGGTACAATAAAATGTACCCTGATACTTTTCTAAGCCCGGTTAATAATCATTACCTCACTGATTGGGATAAAATAAAACATTAGCTATGTGGGCTATTCTTTATTTAACCATTGATGGCCGATTGATCTGTAAGCGTGAAATATGGCTCACAGTAACAAGGGGCTGCTGGGCGAAAAAAAAGCGCAGAGATACTATTGATGAGGCTCCCAATTACTTAAAAAACGTTATAGCGGCTTGCTTGCTACATGCAACAGTTATGAAATAATGCTGCATTTAGGGAGCCGTGTTAACGACATTATTAAAACCATTCCCTTTTAGCGGGAGGGACAAAAAAAAACAATATGACCGAAAGAATTAATTGCAGCGGCCAATGCGGTATATGCGATGGAAGCTGCGATCTGCCTTTTAAACAATTTAAAAACACAGATATGGAAATTATCGAAATCACAAAAGACAATGCGCTATCAGCCTATAATAAAGCTGACAATGCTGGTAAAGAATTATTGGAAAACCTGTTAGGCAAATCTAACCTTAAAACGCATGGTTTATCTATAATGAGTTTTGAGGATGCCTGTATTGTTACAGGAGCCAGTCCTACAGTTCCTTTTCCATCGCCATCAGATACGGACGAATATGCCACTAATTATTTGTATCAAATGCGTGTAATAGCCAGGGCTATTAATCCCAAAGGATGGCAGCCTGACTATAAAAACAAAGAACAGAAAAAATGGCAACCCTGGATGGAATTTGATCCTTCGGTTTCGGCCTTTCGTTTCAACTACTCGGGCTACGGCTACACGTATGCGCGTGCGGGCTCCGGCGTCCGCCTTGCTTCTGAAGAGCTGTCTGACCACTTTGGAAAACAGTTTGAAACACTAATCAGTAATTTTTTATTAACACAACAATAGTACTATTATGAACAAACCAGTAACATTTGAAGAAGCCTGCAAAATGGTAGGTAAAGACCCAAACGCCCAATATCATCCAACTGAAAAACTGGAGATTATTACAAAATCAATAGTTGGAAATTGGAATGCCGACTATTCTAATGATGATCAGGAAAAATGGTTTCCCATCTTCAGATTTGATCCTTCGGTTTCGGCCTTTCGTTTCTGCCTCTCGTACTGCAGCTACACGAATGCGTATGCGGGCTCCGGCGTCCGCCTTGTATTTGAAACAGAATCGCAATCGGACTACGCGGGCAAGCAATTTATAAAAGAGTATAACGAAGCAATGCTGTAACGGCATTGCGGGGCGGTGTACTGGTAACGCGGGCTCTCTTCGGTTTCGGCCTTTCGTTTCAACAACTCGAACTACAACTACACGAATGCGAATGCGAGCTCCAGCGTCCATCTATGTTTCAAAATAAATAACAGTACAGGCCTTACCACTGGGTAAAAAATAAACACTTTAACGGGGCTTTGGTAATGCTAAAGCATGAAGATGACCCAATAAAACAAAGGCATGAAAAGAATAGGAAACCTATTTGATAAGATTTGTGCTATTGAAAACCTGATGCTGGCCGATGAAAAGGCCCGGAAAGGGAAAGCCAATCAGCACAGTATTGTAGCACACGACAAAAACAAGGATGAAGACATCCAACAATTACATCAATTATTAATAACTCAACAGTTTGCCAACTCCCGCTATAAGCAATTTGTAATATTTGAACCTAAACGGAGGGAGATTAGTGTATTACCTTATTTTCCTGACCGGATACTTCACCACGCTGTAATGAACATTTTAGAGCCTGTATTTATGTCTGTATTCACAGCAGATACATACAGCTCAATTAAAGGCCGGGGCATCCATAAAGCGGCCAATGCTGTTAAAAAGGCATTGGGAAATGAAAAAGATACGCCTTATTGTCTAAAACTGGATATAGAGAAGTTCTATCCATCTATAGATCATAATATATTAAAGCAACTTTTACGGAGAAAATTTAAGGATAAAAAGTTGCTTTGGCTGTTAGACCTTATAATTGACAGCGCTCCAGGACTCCCTATTGGGAACTATTTAAGCCAGTTCCTATCTAATTTTTATTTGGCAGGATTTGACCATTGGCTGAAGGAGGTCAAAGGGGTTCAATATTATTTCAGGTATTGCGATGATATTGTAATACTGCATCATTCCAAAGAGTTTTTACATACCATTCAACGAGAAATAAAAGCCTATTTATGCGATCTTTTAAAGCTGAAAGTAAAAGGAAACTGGCGCGTATTTCCTGTTGTTTCGTGTGGTATCGACTTTTTAGGTTATCGCTTTTTTCATACACATACATTATTAAGAAAGCGGATAAAGAAAAACTTTGCAAAAATGATTGTTTATAACAAAAATAAACAGTCGATTGCTTCATATATGGGTTGGCTAAAGCACTGTGATAGCAAAAACCTGATTAAAAAATTATTAAATGAAGAGCTTTAAAGACTTTAACATACAGGTAGAAATCAAAAGTTTTACAGGTGATAAAATTAAGATAGATAAAATACAGAACAGGGAAATTATAGTTAAGGAATTTAAGATTGAGAACTCCAAATTTGAAAAAGGGAACGGAAAGTGTTTATATCTACAGATACAATTTAAAGACGAATTGTATGTGGTATTTACAGGAAGTGCTGCATTGATGCAGCAAATTGAAAAAGTACCGGCTGACGGCTTCCCATTTAAAACAACTATTGTAAAAGAAAACGAACGGTATCAGTTCACTTAAAAGTTACTCCTATGCTAATGAATCTTACACAAAATAAAATGCTGCATAGCCTGTTGAACCAAACAGGCCTTTTACACATGAAGGCCGAACTGGTATACAGCTACAGCAGTAACCGCACCAGTAGCAGCAAAGAGCTTACGATGATGGAAGCAGCAGCGCTGATTAGCTATTTAAAAAGCATGCCCACTGAGCAGGCGCAGTGCCAGCAAATGCGCAGAAAAATAATAGCAAAAGCCCATAAAATGCGTTGGGAAAAGAATGGCAAGGCTGATATGCAGCGCATTGAAAACTGGTGTATGCAATACGGAGGCTACAAAAAAAAGCTGAACGATCATACTTATAATGAGTTGGTACAGCTTGTAACAAGATTTGATAATATGTACCGTAAATTTGTTTCTCAATTTTAAAACTATAAATATGAGAAGTGTATTATTGATGTTTTTGTTGTTGCCGCTGGCTACCAGTGCGCAGGAAGTACTAAGAAGTGAATTTAGAGATAGTGTTATAATTTACCGCCATCCCGGGAAGAAAAACCCATACATTATATTAGAGCGGGAGCTGGACAGAAGAAAAGAGCAGTTTTCGGCCCAAAGGATTGCTTTTGAAGAAAGCTTTGCGGCGGAAAAAACTTTAGTAACAGACAATTACCCTAATGCTGATTTCACAAAGTATGAGCCGGAGATCAAGTTCTATAACCGGTATTTGATAAAACAAAAAAACAAAAAGGCTGAATTGTTGAAAAATGCGAAGCCTCTCTCTGCCTCATATAGCGGATGTAGGGTTTATATAGGGGAGTCCTTAGATAGCCTCATGGGTGTTGTGAAGATTGTTGAGGGACTTAGCGGGTATCATCTATTTACTGTAGATGATACAGCCGATTCTACTCGTATTAATTTCTCCTATAGTGTTGTAAAAGAGGAAAGGGGCAGTAAGGGTAATTCTTTAGTGAATATTACCGCCTCATACAATTATGAGGATAAAATAATAAATGGGGATGTCGTTAGTGTCCGAACAGGAATGAGCTCGTTAAATATATCGGCGCCCAAAAAGATCATGTGTGGTATTGTAGCGGAGTTTAAAAAAACGATTGCGGCCTGTATTGTCAAAGAGGGTGATAAATTTATTTATTACGGCTCAGATGAAAAACCGTACAGAGCTCTTCTGTACGTCAACTGCAATAGCGATGATTTGTTTGGCAGCTTACAGCTGTTATCTTTTTAGGTATTATTTCAAATAAGTATTATATTTGCCCTGAACGTTGATCATACATATTAGGGCAATTCAATATTAATTAAAGTTATCCCTTCAGATGGTTTGAGCCGCGAGGCCAAACGGATACATGCCTTTGGTATGATCGACGTTCACATCTGGAGGGTTTTTTATTTGAAATGAACGTCGATAAAAAAACTCAATCAGCCGCTATCAGCGATAGTCGCCCATTGACGGAGTTCTCCTTCTCCGAAAACAAAAAGATGCAGACAGTGCTTATTAATAACCAGCCCTGGTTTGTAGCACAGGACGTTTGTGCTATTCTAAAACTTTCCAATGCTTCGGAAAGTATGAAATCTCTTGATGATGACGAATACCTGACCTCAGAGATTCTTAGGGCAGGGCAAACAAGAAATGTTAATCTTGTCAACGAAAGCGGCCTTTATAACCTGATCTTTCGCAGTAATAAGCCGGAGGCTAAAGCCTTTAGACGGTGGGTAACGGGCACCGTGCTGCCACAAATCCGCCTTACGGGAGGGTATAACCTGCACAAAACATCCGTTGATCACCGGGGCAAGGTGTTTGAATGGCAGGAGTTTAACAATAGGCCGGTGCGCGTGATAGAGTTGGGCGGTACTATGTGGTATGAAATTGCACCCTATGCGCAAAGCATCGGTGTGTTTACCTGCGCACACCAAATAGCCGGGAAACTAAATAAAATATATCCTATGGCTAAAAAGATATGGCTGTTTGGTATGAGCGGCCCTGGATATTTTACCACCCAGCACGGCATTAACCTTATAACCGTGGGTACGCGCACCGCAAAGGTTGTAGGGAGGGCGTTACCCTTTGCTATAGAAAACAACCACCCACAAACTACCCTTTTAGATGCAGTTGTAAAACAGGATAATAGCCCTGAAAAAGGAGGTGAGTATGCAAAATAACCCTTATTGGCTGCCCTGGCAGCAGGCCGCCCAGCAATTAGGCGTAAGCGCCCACCCCAACCAATTAGCTAAAAGGCAGGCTAAGTATCCTGAACATTTTGTGTATGATAGCGAACAGGATTATATAAGCATAGTGTTGTATGAGGCATTGAAAGAATACCGGCAGGCGCTGAGCTATCTGGAAACTTTAAGGAAAGGAGGCGGTTATGAATAAAACTACAGACGCAATAAATAGCCTTTCTGATTTTTTCAGCCATACCGAAGATGTGGAATTTACCGCTTTTCAGTTGAGGCGGGCGGCTTATATGCTGGTGAATATGATAAATGTGGCGGACAGCACAGAGCTGGCTAAAGATGTAAGCGATATTAATTTTCACCTGCATCAGCTTGCTGAAATTTTAGACCCATACTTCAAGAGGTATGAAAACCCGAAGATGCCTGTAGTGTAAGCCTTGCTGCTACTGGTTTTGAAGCCCGCTAAAAATATTAGCGGGCTTTTTAGTATTTTTGCTAAATTACATTAGCAACCAAATTCCCTATTTTTTAATGGCTCGAAACAAAACGCTTCATTACCAACGTAACCAAAAGGTGCATGAGCTGTTCAGGCACTACCGGAAAAAAAACCCGAAATGGATGCTTGTATATGTAATTGAAGCAGTAGCCAATGATATGTATTTAAGTCCGCTAACTGTGAGTAGAATACTTAAAGGGCCAACCGAACCGGCACCTAATAATCAAATGTCTTTACAATTCGCCTAACGCGCGATTGATATATTTACCTCAACTCCGCCTTCAGCTGCTGGTGCAGGTTTCCCTTCCCAGGTGGAATAATTATAAAGCTCTGTGCGGTATGACAGTACTGATATAACATGCCCCTCTGTAAACTTTAACTCACTGCTTCCGGCTGCTATGAACTTTTGTGTAAGTAAGCGCCCATGTTCGTTTTTTAGAGCCAGCCCTTCAATGATGTTATTCATTTGTGTCAATTTGCTATGGTGTGCCTGCAACGCGCTATCCTGTATTGTATTGTCGTGTTGGTGAAACGGTGCATTGCTGATATAGTGCAACTTGATAATTCCGTTCTTTATTACACGAATCCCGCGCCCCCAATAAGTACTTGCTGCATCCCTGGGCATCTCTATGTATAGGGCTGGAACCCTGTAAACAGTGTTGCCTTTACCTGCTGCGTATTGGCCGGTATAAAAAAATACCGGTGCGACGGCGGTTAAATGTGGTTTTAATGCTTTATAAACGGGATAGATGTACATATTAATTAAGTTTAAAATTGTCTTTACATATTTTACTTTTCAAATCGACAGGCTTTTGGCTGATTTTACACCTGTGCCTTGTTTGTCTGCCCTTTTTATAGCGTTCAAAGTTTGTGCAGTGTTTGCATTTAGCTTCGTATGTAATAGAAATAATGGTCATGGGAATTATTTAAGAATTAAAAATTGCGTCAAGGTCCCGGGTTATTTTATCAACTATCTTATCATCCAGTGCAGGATCGGGGCCGATGAACCGGCGTTCAGGTATTACAATTTGCTTAGAAATTGCACAGCGTTTGTACAGTTCTGCTAAATCGAGGTTTCCCGCTTCCTTCATTTCGTAATGTTTGGCCCAGAAGAACTTTTTCATTTTAGGCGTAACTGTAATGGTGCCTCCCTCATTGTGTATTTCAGCATATAGCAGGTCTGAGTATATAGTAACAGTAGTGCCATCTACCCGGTAATCAATGCTTTCCATTAAATCCCCGCTCAGTATCAGCACGCCCTGGTTATTAGTGCTTCCTGTGCGCGGCATCTTCCTATCCTTCCATTTGTTACCGGCCAGCCCACCCAGGCGGAAAGCCTCTTTAAAGTGCCTTACGGCCAGTGTGCCAATAACCAGCGGAACATCATTATTAATATAGTTGATGGCCTTTTGAAGTGCTGCCTGCATTTCGTCTGCCCCTTTGATATTTTTACTATTCATTAAAAAGTTTTATCTTTGTGAAACAAAAACAGCATTCAACAACTTATTATAAAGATGCTATGGTCGATGGTAAAACGTGGGCCGCAGTTCTTACCCCGGTTTAGGCCGGGGTTATTTTTTGTATAACTTTAAGAATGACTCCCGGTTGAATGTATGCCACTGGCCATTATAATAGATCACCATCGTGAACCCTTCATAATCTTCATGCATGAACTTTTGATACATCTGCCGGTATAGATCATTTTCGCTTATGTAGTCTTCTTTGTCTATGACCAACACAATGCCGTCCGCCTGATCATGGGCTTTGCTTATAGCCGTTTTAATGGTGGATTTGCCCGCCTTTTCTTCGGAAGGCACCTTTAAATCATAGTAGGTCCCATCTATCCTGTAATCAGGGTTATGGCCCCCTTTTACATTTGGTAGCAGTTTGCTTCGCAATGCCTTTTGTTGCGTCTGGGTTGTTTCAAGTATTGGCAGGATTTCAATTTTATCAGCCTTTATAATTTTTGCATTGGCTACTTTACGGGCGTTGGTAAGGTTTTCCTGAAAATCGCTTTGGTAAAAGGATACAGGATGAGCGTACACATCGGTTCCGTTCTTACTGTCATATACATTTATATAAGGCAGGTCTGCCGCCATTTCAAAATCAACCACCGATTTAGTGTGCTTGATCAGCTCCTCTTTGGTAGCTTTTGGAACTGCCTTTGCATACTCGGTACTATCCAATTTGAATATTTCACCTGTCTTACCTGGGTTAAACTCAAATCCTTTTGCCGGCGCTTCCAGGTTATCCGGGATATCCGTAACGGCTTCGTCCGTAACCTCCCACCCGCATTTGCATCCCCAGGCATTGACCGGAAGTATCAGGCTCCATATCGGATCATCAATAGGCCTTATTATATTGTAGTAGGTTTGATGCTCTTCGCGCCTGTTAGCCGATACGCTGGGTAAATACTTAATATTGGGAAACAAATGTTTCGTTGTCAGAGCCTTTTGCCATTGGGCCGCGCTACGCGCCTGGCGCACGGCCGTATCGTACTGAACATCTAAATAGCGAACATTGTAATTCTCATCAACCTCCAGTGCCTTTTTACGGAATTCCTCTTTGCTTCTGCGCTTGCCGTTTTCATCCACCAGCAGCGCAGCCATTTCTTTTATTTGGGCATGATTTTTAAAAGCCGCGAAGGTGGCAACATTGTATTGCAGCTGCTTCAGAAATTCATAATTAGGCGTGCCAAATTCAGCCTTTATTCCAGCGGCGTTATAACCTTCGTTAACAGCTTCCTTCAATGGCTGGTAGGCCTGCTGAAACATTTTATTGCTTGTTCTGCCCTTCACCCTACCTTTATCTGCCAGCTGTTCTAATGCCTGATTAATCAGCTTACCCGTGTCCAGCTTTTTAGACAGCTGTACCCTACGGCGTTCAGAATAGAAATATATTGTTTCGTAAGTACACATTAAGCAGTTGTTTTTTTCTTTTCTGCATCGGCCTGTTTGTTGTCTTCCGGCTTTTCTGCCTTTTCGTCTTCAGCGCCTGGCGCTGGCTTAGTCGAATCGAAATTTTCAACGGCCTTGCTTTGTGCTATTTTCTTTTTTCTCTCGGCAATCAGTACAGGATAATCAAACTTGTACCCTTCGGGTATTGGGAAGCCCTTTGCCCGCAGGTATGGGAATAGCTTATCATTGATTTCGTTGGCAACAAAATCAAGACGGGTTAAAGTAATGTCTTCAAACTTCCGTTCCTGCACTTCAGCAGCGCCTACGAAGGATTTTTCGGAAGAGGTACCAACCTGGCCGTTAATTCCGATTTCGTTTTCTTCATTCGATAGTTTGATGCTATCCAGGAATATATCGTGGATTCGCTGTCCTTTGCGCTCTACTATATTGACTGTGTCCCCTTTTTGAGTAACCACGTACCCATCAGTGCCAAAATTCGCAGCCTGATTTTCGAGCCTGTCCAATTCATCATCATTATTGGTATCTGCTTCAATACTTAATAGCGGCATGCCGAACTTTTCGGACGTGCGGCTCCAGTCGCTACGGGAGTAATATTTCCAAATTGTATTGTAAGCTATGTAGTTCATCAGACCTAAATCTTCCCTGCTGTCGTAGAACTCAACTAAGTCTAAATCATTGCTTATGCCGTTATAATCTATATAGCTACCATTGATCTCTCCATCAATCAATACCCATGCTCTTTCTATACTAATGTGTTCATGTGGGATTAGTTTTACTACCCCCATATTGCACTCTTTAGGGTCGATACCATCATACTCAATGACCGAAAAACCCATGAATTCAACCCAGGCAGCATGCTTTATGCTTTGTGCCATCCACCTTTTGCGCATTTTCTTTGATAAGTCCTCTGCCGGGGTTCCATTTTCATCATAAATCATCCAGGGTTCTCCGGTAACTTTCATTACAGCATCCCGTATTTGCCCCCGTAGGCGCAAGTCTTTCAGCACATATCTATATATATCTATAAGCTTTCTCCGGCTGGGTTGATCAGGGTTAAGCGCCAACTGTTCTGCAAGCCGTATATCCCCGATTTGAAAAGAAACTTCCCGGCGATATTGTTTTTTAATTACATCACTGGCCCGCTTTTTTGCTCTTTCGCTTTTAGGGCTTAAAAATTGCCCTGTTTTATTTTTTCCAATAGAATACCCGAATATGTTAAATGCCATGATTTTTGCCCGTTTAAATGCGTTTAAATGAACGTTCTTTAATGTTTCTTAGATTCTATGACTGCGCTTTTTTGCTGATCCGATTCTGCGAAGCCCTATACCGGTAGTCCCGGCGTCTTCTTCACCTGGCTCGTTTCCATTGCCTTCCTGCTCCCTGGGTGGTAAATTCAATGGTTCTTTGCCCCGGCTGATCTCGTCAAGGCTTTTAAAGGCGTCATTATAATTTTTAATAACCTTTTCCGGCACTTCGTAATCGTCTGCCCGCTGGTATATCTCGTATAACCCGATAGATATGGCCAACGCTAACAGGTAGCCGTTCCTGTTATTACCTGTTTTTTCAAATTCCGGCTCTACATTATATAATACACCTGCTTTTGTTGCGATGGTATCGCAGGCTATTTTATCAGCAGCTGCTAAAATTTGTGCAGGTGCCAGGTTGCCTTCGCTGTTGGTGGCTATATTTTCAATCAGTATATCCAGCATATCAATGCGGATACGTATTTGATAATCGTTTTTTTGCAGGAACATTATATTAAAGCAATTAGCATGGTGGCTATATATATAATAGCCACCATGCAGGTGATTAGATTTAGTTGTTTGTAGCTCATTTGATCAGATCATCATAAGCCATTAAAACAGCGGCGATGTTTTTAGCCAGTAACATAAAGTTGGTATCATAACGGGCCATATCTTCTTTGTTGTCTATAAAACATATTTCCAGCAGCCCGTTAATACCTGGCTCGTGAACGAATGCCAGTGAACCGCGGTGGCTGTCCTTTTCACTTTTGGCGCCTCGATTATTAATGCGCAATACACGGGACGCGGCATCTGTTAAGCTTTTACAGAACCTTACCGACATAATGTCTGCATTGTCTTTATGTAAGGCCGTTGTGCCAGAAGCCTTGCCGGTTCCGGAAGCATCAAAATGAATTTCCAGCACTACGCTTCCGTTTCCGGGCTTTATCCTGTTTAGGTATTGGCTTAAAGTTTCGTTGTCATTGTCGGTAAATACTTTGTATTCCGGTTTAATAAAATTCAGAATTGCGTCTCTCAATTTTATTGTTTCTCCATTTTCTTTCCTTCCGTTGCTTACAGCACCACTGTCTTTTAAGTGGTGGCCCGCGCTTAAATAGATTGCCATATTATTAGTTTTTGGTTTACAATTACATGCCCCTGGCTTTGTTTTTATTCATTTTGCCGGATCGGGTTTTCCCTGATCTGCGTTTTGTATTACGGTCGGCCATCCATATTGCACCCTCTAAGGCATCGGGGCCGTCATCGTTTATTCGACTTCCTTTTTGGAACGCCAATATTTGAGCACGTAGCAATTTCATACCGGCATCTGCTTTTTTGTGTATGTTGAACCGGATGTACCCGCGTTGGAAAAGTGATTGCATAGTCATGATACGCGCATGTTTATCTCCTTTATCGCGCCGGTCGAAAAGGATACGCAAGGCGCGCCCCTGCTCTTCCTCTACCATTTCCAAATCGCGCTTGTGTACATCTTCCTGTATGAAGTTGGATTCCATGCAGTGCTGAATGATAGAATAGTCTTCATTTTCTTCATCAATGCGGAACGCATGTTCCCACATATTTTTAGAGGTGGTTTTTTGGCCCCATGCATTGAGTATATCATACTTTAATCCCTTTTTACCAAGTAATACCCAAAACTTATAGTCGCTTTTTTCAGTGCTTTTATAAGAAGGGTCCAAGTAGTGTATGATTTGGCTATCATATTCATTAAATGGCAATGGGTCGACCCACTCATTTAGCCATTCGGCTTTGAAGTCTGCGCCTTCCTCGAAAGGTATTTGCATACGTTCCCGGATAAAGTCTGCGCCTTCAGTTCTTTCGAGTTTGGCAATCGCCTCATTTGAAAAGTCGGGATTTTCCGGCCAGTTAGTATTGCCGTGTTCGTTTTTCATTTTAATATGAAAAACCTTTGTTTCTATTTCAACATCATCTTCTAATAGTGATGTTACTGCATTGTCGTGAAACTTATTTTGCGCAACTACCAGCCACCATTCGCGGGTCCATAACGCTGGTTTAAATTCGGCCGTTACCCAACGTTTATCTGCCAGCGCTATTTCTTCGTTGTTTAAATACCTTGCTTCGTTTAAGTCGTCAATTAAACCATAGTTGGGACGCTTCCATTGAAACCGGGTACCGCGGGGTGATTGCTTTTTGCCAAAAGCATAAAAGCCTATATTATCTTTTGTTTTAAAGGCGCCGTCTTCCCAATTGCCAAAACTGAATTGCGGACCAAAGTCATTAATTATTCGCTGGTTACTCATTAAGTTAGCCTGTATGTCGGCAAGCCTTTCCGCCGCCAGCGCTTCATTTAAACTGCCAAGCATCATACCGGTTAAGCGTCCATTGAATTTTATAAAAAGCGGAATAATTAAACCGAATACAACAGACTTCCCAAATTGCCTGAACATTTGGGCTAATAATATATTATTCGGGTTTTGGAATACCCAATTCATCAGCTCTATGTGATGTACGGAAAAAGGGGAATACAGATAATCACCAAAATAATAGTATCCAAATTTCACAGGACAGCTTAGCAAATCCGCAATTCGCTTGCGTTTGTCTCCGGCGCTCTCATTTTTATCAACAGGGTTACTGGAGGCTATTATCTCTAATAGCTCCTGAAAATCTATGATCAGCTTCTTATCGCCAGGACTATGAATCATTGCGCAACTCCTTTTGTTTTTCCTGTAAAAACTCAAACATGTCCGGCGCTAATATTTTAGCGTGTTCCAGGTTAGCCTTCATTAGCCATTCGGCAAACTCTTTTAAAATAGAGTGATAGTTTGACAGGTTGTACTTTTTACGTAATGCATTAATGGCATTGGTTATTTTTATAACCTGGTCGGTTTCTGCGCTATCCAACGGTCGCTTATCTGTCGCCGCGTTTTTGTTAATTAATGCAAGATTCCTGTAGTAATCCCGTATTAATTTAGGTACAGTTACTTCATTGGCCGACTTATCTAAATCCCAATCCCCCTCCTTTATCCATTTCCCTAATTGTTGTGGCGAAACGCCTACTACTTTGCATATTTCTCCCTTTTGCAGATTGGTATTGCAGTATAATTCATAAGCATCCTGGTACTCCTTTTCCTTCTTTTTGCCCATTTGCAGTTTTGGTTTAGGGCAAAGTTCTTACATCATTTACCCCTATTGAAATCATCGTTTCATCATGGTAAGAAAATCTTACCATGATGGTTAAAATCCTTTACCATAAAGGATTTTCGATTTTTTAAGCCTGAAAATCCATCTGAATTTTGTGTTTCAAATCGCAGATAAAGCGGCAACCAAAAAATAACTGAATGGCGTTCAAGAAAGATTATATCGTAAGTACAGAAGATGTGAACACGTATGGTTATTGGACGCGTACGGATGGAATAGATATAACTACTGCTGTAAATAATTGCCCGGCTTATGTTGACCATGTGTATTGGGAATTGCCTATTGGACACTGGGAAAATATACGCAAAGAAGGCGGCGTATTAAAGGCCACGCTGATAATAGAAGGTGCGAACGATAGGGAACGAGAAGTGATCCGCAAAATTGAAAATGGTGATTTAAAAGGCGTGTCTATTGGGGCTGATCCTAAAGCGTGGGACGAAGAGCCGCTGCAATTAAAAGCAGGGCAAAAAAGGCCAACACTTTCAAAATGTGAGCTATTTGAAATGTCTGTAACTGCTTTACCTGCAAATAAAAATTCGCTGTGCCTGAAAAAAGAGGGCCAGCCGATAAAGCTTAACTCTACTAATGTAGATCAAATTATTCCTGACTTAAAACCAAAAATTGATATGGAGAAAATAGCGCTGGCCCTGGGCCTTAGCAAAGATGCTACGGAAGCACAAATATTATCGGCCATTGATGCCAATAAACTGACAAACGAAACAGCGGCCATCCTAACCAGGGAAATGCTGGATAAGGCCAGTGAAGGGCTGGGCGAAAAAGAAAAAGCTGTATTTGTTACACTAAGTAAAGTGAATGTAAAGCAGGCGTTGGATTATTCAGATAGCATTAAGGCGCTGTCTGCTGCTGAAACCATTAATCCCGAAACGCCCGTAAATCTGCAAAGAGACGTTAAAGTATCCGATTTGATAAAGCAAGGTAAAAACGTACAGGCAGAAACGGCGGAAGGTAAGGAGAGCTTTGACTATTTAAGCAAATACAACCCAACAGAGCTTAGCCGGATCAGGCAGGAAGAACCCGAAAAATATGCAAAGCTTACACGTGAATACAAGAAGGGAGTTAGATATACTGCCAAAACTGCTTAACTCATAAAAACCACAGAGAGGGCCTCCCGAACTGATTCAAGGGAGGGAGGCCATATTAAACCAAAACTAACTTTTCAATTTTTCAAGATGAAAAAAACAAACACAAAATTATTATTGAACGTATTGTTCAACTGCTTTATAGGTATTTTATTTGCAACCCTGTTGGGAGTTAACCCTATTGTTGGCGCTGTCGCGCTGAATGCTGTCGGGATGGCAGTGTATGAGATTAATAAAACAGGGGACGCTTTTTTTGTTGGCCTGGCACAAGAGGTTTGGCTCCCATTAGTAATGGAAGACCCTTATCCGGCTGCCAGCTTTTTAAATGCGGCGACTGATATGAGCTCACTTGTTGATAATGATAAAATTAATTTTCAAGAAGCTGGCGTAGACCCAGATGTGTTGGTTGATAATGCAGTATATCCTGTACCTATTGTTGATGTGAGCGACACGCCCAAAGAGGTAACGCTAAAAACCTATGATACAAAAAACTCTGTGGTTCGTAATGCGGTAGCCATAGAGCTGGCATACGATCAGCGTGCTTTATACGCTAATAAGCATAAAAAAGCCCTGGCTAAAAAACTGGGCATGGACGCCGCCTATATGTATGCTCCGGCCAGCGCTGATGGTGCTAAAAATAACTTTGTGTTCAACCTTGGTGCCAATGATAGTATTATTGATGCCATCATTGATCTGCAACGTTCTTTCCTGAACGCAGACATGATAGACGATTTAAATCTGGTTCTATCGCCCAACCACACGGCTAAGCTTAGCAAGGAAGATAAAGAGCTGTACAAATTTATAATCGCTAAGCCCGGAGAAAGCATGTATGATTTTAAACTTTGGAGATACTCGAAAAACCCGCATTACATCGCTGCTACCGGAGTTAAAGCCGCGTATGGTGCTGCCTTTGTAGAAGGCACGCATAAGTATAGCAGCTTTGCCTTTGTGGGTAGTGAAGTAATGGTAGCGGATGGCAGCGCGGAAATGTTTAGCCGCCTGAAAGACCCTGAAGCTCGGGGCGATATATTCGGTTTCCAAAAAAGAGCATTAGCAACTACGTTGCGCGGTAAGTTTAGCGGAGCAATTCTACAATAAATCAACCTGGGGGTTTGATTGGCCAAAACTAACGGGCATGGGGCTGTTATATACAGCAGCCCCCGCCCTTCCGCTAAAAATAAAATGCCACAAACTGCCCTTAAGCGACCTGTTTAAACTGCATTTAAATCCCCTTAAAACCGTAGTAAAATGTCAAAATCTACCAAAAAAAATACAGCGAATCCCGCGCCCGTAAAGGCTCCCATTGTTACCGATGAGGAAATAAACAGCTATGATGAGGAACTAAATAAACGCATTGATTCCAAACAACCCGAAGGCGGCACGCCGCCCGAAGAGGTAAAAACCACAGAAGATGAAACGACTGGAACAGAAAACCCAAATAGCCAGGATGATCAGGAAACTGATCAAACATCTGATGAAGCTGCTGAAGATCAGTTGAGCGATGACGCTTTAGGCGTATTGGCTGATTATGTAAAGGCTTATCCCGATAATGATGTATTCCACATTACCAGCGATGGGCAAGTATTTCTTGATCGCAATAAGATAGATGCGGTCAGTCATGCCAAGACGTTGGACGGCAAGCTGAAAAGTTATACTGTATAATCTACGATTCTTTTTTTTTAGCATAAAACCAATAGCCCGCTACCAACCGGCGCGGGTTGTAAACCAAAACTACAATGGGCATTAACATAGAAAGAGCTGAAGGGCAATTGGGCCGAACCACACCAACGGAAGACGCTGTTGTTTGTCTTGTTCTTAGCGGCGTTGCCGTCGCTGGTAAAATAGCACTTAGCGAACCGAAGCAAATATTTTCAAGCGATGCGCTTATTGATTTAGGCATTACCGAGCTTAATAACCCGACGGCCTACCGTGATATAAAAGATTTCTACGGCAAGGCTGGCGAAGGTGCTGAACTTAATTTCATGCTGGTAAATGATACGACTACGCTTACCAACATCTGCGATGTAACGAACGATATCGCAAAAAAAATGCTGACTTTTACGCAGGACCGCGGCGTGATACTTCTTGTTAACCGCAAGCCAGCCGAAGGCTATACGCCAACGATAACCAATGGCTGGGACGCCGATGTAACCAGCGCAATGACCAAGCTTAACGAAATGGCCGTGCAGTATCAGGCAAAAAATGCACCATTTGTAGGCATACTGCCCGCGCTGGGATTTGATACTACTAAAATTGCGGAGATGCCTTTGCGCAGTACATTAACTTTAGATAATGTGGCTTTGGCTACTACATGCGAAAAGGCCGACGGGCATATAAGCATAGGTGCGCTGGCCGGATGGTTGGTAAAGCACCAGGTTAGTGAAAACTTTAGCAGGATCGCCAGTGGCCCTGTATTTGATACGGCTTATTTCCCTGACATGGTACCCGCCCTGAATCTAAAAAATAGCTGGGAGGTTATGAATAACAAAGGCTTTATCTACCTGTATAAAGAGCCGGGCAAGCAGGGGTATTTCTTCAACGATGATAATACGATGACCAGTACGAGCAGCGACTATAGTTCTATAAGTTGGAACCGTACCATTAACAAAGCGCATCGTATTACATATACTACGCTTGTGGAAAAGCTGCGCGATGACGTAGACCTGAACCCAACTACCGGTAAGGTAGAAACCTCTTTATTAAGCGACTGGGAAAGCGATGTTGAAAATGACATAAGTGCTAATATGGTTAATACCGGTGTGCAAAGAAAGCCGGAAATCAGCGGCGTGAAATGCACGATAGACACCGATAGTGATATCATTAATGATAAAATGGATGCATCCCTCGATATCGTAAGACGTGGGCAGGTTAAGACTTTCAATGTCAAGATCGGATACGTGCGATCTATTTAAGGGTTCTGCTTCTCCCTTTTTTATAACTAACAACTAAAACTAACTCTTATGAGTGTTAATACTACTGAATTTTCGTGGAGTGATATTACCGTAACTGCTATGGGCCGCACGTTTGAGCGCATATTAGCGATTGAATATGACGTAGAGGTGGAGAAAAAACAGATATATGGCCGCGGCAAAAAAGTGAAAGGCATTCAGCGGCAAAATGAAAAGCCAGCCGGCAAGCTGACGTTAGGGCAAAGCGAACTGGAGGCAATGATCTCCGCTTCTCCTAATGGTAAAGTAACAGACCTGGTCATGGACATACAGGTGCATTACCTGGATGCTGACAAAGGGGCGATAGTAAGGGATCGTATTGTTGGCGCCGAGTTCACTAAAGCGCCAAAGAGCATAAAGCAAGGCGATAGTGATATGGAGATTTCCCTTGAATTTATTGCGATGGACATTCTCTATAACATCTAAAATATTTTTAAACAATTATTAATTACCATTTAATAAACTATTATGGAAAAAAAGCTACCCCCAATCACTGACGCTTTAATCGCGGAATTGAAAACCAAACATGACAAACTATTTTCTTACAAAGCAGCTGATGGCCGGGCGCTGATCCTTCGTTCTCCAACTATTCCCGAAATGGATGCAGCAAGTTCGCTGGCGGCAACTAAGCCGTTGAGCTCGAATAGGGTGCTGGCAAAAGCGTGCGCTCTTGCCGGTGATGAATCAATAATAGAAGACCCGGCTGCTTTTGTTGGCTTGTCCAAAAAGCTTTCAGGTATTATAAAAGCGGTTGAGGGGGAGTTGAGCGAGCTTTAAGCTCGGCCCGCAAACGTGTTACAGTAGGCAGCGTTACTTATATCAGCTGCCTGCTTAGATATTATTTCCATGTTGACCCCATGCAGCTGACAAACGAAGAATGGGCAACATTGGCTGCTCATCTTGAAATAATCAGAAAGGAAGAAAGAAACGGCTACTAAAAGTAGCCTTTTATATAATGGCAGGCGTTCAATACGATATCAACTTTACCGGCAATGGTGCAGATATATTAAGCCAATTGCTTAGCGGCGTGCAGCAGAATACTGCTGCTGTGCAGCAGCTGGCGGGTGTAATGTCTGCTATGAGTTCTGTTGCTACGTCTGCATTGTCAGGGGTAGCCAGTTCTGCCACCACCGCATCGGCAGCGGTTTCAGGTGGTCTATCACCCGCTATTAATACAGCTGATAGCGCTGTAGATAATTTAGATAGTTCCGTTGACGAGCTAAGTGAATCTATTTCAGGGGACCTGCGCCCGGCAGTAGATGAATTAAAACCTGCTTTTGATGATGCTGCCGACGGTGCTGATAATCTTGACGATTCTATAGAAAAAGTTGGTAAAAAAACATTTTACCTGAACAATATCAGGCAGGCGCTACAGGGAATTACACAAGATTTGAATAATGCTGTTCAGCCGGGTATCAATCTGGATACACAGCTAAAGCAAATGCAGGCAATTACCCAGGTTACTGACGCTCAATTAGACGAGTTAAGCGAAAGCGCCAGGGAAAATGCAAAAGCTTTTGGTGTTGAGGCATCCAAGGCCGCTGCCGGATACCAGGTCTACCTTGCAGGACTTGGTCCCGAAATAGCCAAAGTGCCGGAAGCATTGGCGCAAATGGGAGAAAACGCCACTGTTTTGTCGAAACAAATGGCCGGAGACGTACAGGCAGCAGCAGGCGTTCTTACTACAGCGGTTCAGCAGTACGGTGTGAGTATGGACGACCCTATTAAGGGGGCCGAAACTATGACTGTCATGATGAACATCATGAGCGCCGCAGCACGGGAGGGTAGCGCTGAGTTGCCTGACTTAAAAGCTGCCTTGGAACAATCCGGTATGATGGCAAAGACGGCTAATGTATCTTTTGCTGAAACCAATGCAGCACTGGAAGTACTGTCTAATAGCGGAAAGAAAGGGGCAGAAGGCGGCGTGGCATTGCGTAATGTAATGTCTATACTTTCTGAAGGTACGTTCCTGCCTCCAAAGACGCAGGAAATGCTTCAGGCCGCCGGTATAGATGTTAAGGCACTTGCTGATCAATCAAAGACGTTAGCGGAACGACTGGCCATTCTTGCACCGATACAAAACGATACTGCTGCGATGACCTTACTGTTCGGTCGGGAGAATGTGGCGGCTGGTGTAGCACTTACGCAGAATAGTGCTGCTATTACTGACCTTACGGGCAAGATAGTTGGCACTAACGCCGCCGTGGAACAAGCTGACATTATAATGGAAAGCTATGAGGAGCGCCAAAATAGGATGACGGCAGCAATACAGGATTTTGGTATAAAGATATTTGAAGCATCAGAGCCTTTTTTACCTTTCATTAATATGGGTATGGGTGCGCTGCAAGTAATGGCTAACCTGGGCGCCGCAATGAGCCTTTTTGGTACACTTGCTCAGTCGAGCATGATAAGATCAATAGGTGCCGCTATTGTTCAGTTTGGCACCTGGATTGGCACTGTAGTTACTGCCACTGCTGCGCAAATGGGGCTTAATGTGGCGCTTAGTCTTAATCCGATAGGCTTAGTAGTCATTGCCGTAGCGGCCGCGGTAGCAGCAATAGCGCTATTAATTAATTACTGGGATGATATATGGGCGGCTATAAAAAAATTCACAGCCTGGGTTTGGGATCACAGTCCTTTCGGTTTTCTGATCAATGTAGTAGAGGATATATTTCCGGGGTTTAAGGCTCAAATGGCTGCGCTATGGGACTGGGTCGCGGCTAAGTTTGAGGCGCTGATAGGTTGGTTTAAAAAGGCGTGGGACTGGATTAAATCACTGTTTGGTGCCGGCAAAAGTGCTGGATCAGACGCAGGCAAAGCCGCGGTAGACGGGTTTAATGATGCGCTGAAAAATACAAAAATTGATGGGATAACCGTACAGGGAGCTGCCCATAACGACAGCCCTGTTAAAGATTTTGTTAGAAAGAAACGCGGCAAGTCGAAGGATGATGCATCTGAAAGCGGGAAGAGTATTTCTAAAGGTTCTACCAGTGGCGGCAACAGACCTACTACTATTACTATTACCATACAGAAGCTACAGGACCAGCTTATAGTTAATGCTGGCAACCTTAAAGAAGCTGCAAAGCAGGCAGGCACTGACGTAGTAAACGAATTGTATATGATGCTAAGCAGCGTAGATCAAAAAGGAGGTGTGTCTTATGAGTAGTATTTCGCTTTCTACCTTACTTGCGCGCCTTACTCCTAAAACAGGTTTTCCGTTCCCAATTGGTTCCAAACGCGGAGAAGGCGCCCGGATAGCAACCGGATTTGAGCCACAGGAGAGCAGTTTCGGGCAGCGGGACGCATTTGGAAATCCTGTGATTCAAATAACCGATGAATCGCTGGGTAGATATGAGTTTATGCCTGTTGTTCTAAAGATGGGGTTAACTGAATATCAGCTACCCAATGCGCTAATAATGATTGTTGGCGAAAAAGCGGTAGTTGAGACGGATTTAATGGATCGGGGAACTGTTTTTGAAAAGGTATATGAGCGGCCGTATGACATCAGTATTATTACCACTATTCAAAGCGCAGACAAGACATGGCCGGCAGATGAATACAAGAGGATGGCCGAACTGTATCACGGTATGTCCGTGGAAGAATATAAGGTTAAGGTTTCAAAAGGCAGCGAAGTTTTGCCCCGTGATTTAGTTACTCTAAAGTGCGCCTTAACGTATCCCTTTTTGGCTGATGAAGATAATTTTTTAATCACCAAAATTGCTGTATTAGATAATGAAGGTGCCGAGGATATGGAGATGATACAAATAGACGGGCGTAGCAATATTGAATTTGAACTAATAATTAACTGATGTATTTAGGACAAATGACCGGCGAAGTGAAGATGGGCGGCTATACGCTGAAAGGGTTCCACGCAGTTGAGATTAAAAAGTCCGTGCATCAGCTTATTCAAACTGCAAAACTGACAATACCGGCATCAGCTATAATGCGCAACAATGGTAAAAAGGTTCGTGTTCATGTTGCCGAAAAGATACAGGACGGCGATCCGATCAGCGTATCGTTTGGTTATAACTATAAAAACAAAACAGAGTTTACCGGGTATATCAGAAAAATTGATAAAAAAATACCTGTAGTCCTGGAAATAGAAGATGCTATATATCTGTTCCGGAAGGTGAACATTAAAAAAACCTTCAATAGTTCTTTAAAAGAAGTGCTGAACTTCTTGGTTGCCGAAGTTAATAAAGCCGGGGCTGGCATTGTACTGGGTGATAATATTCCAACTATTACCGTAAAGAATTTTATTGTTAAAGACAAAACGGCGCTGTGGGCCTTACAACAATTGAAAGATTGGTACCCGATGCTTTCCATACGGCTGATAGGAAATAAACTGCATTGCGGCATGTTGTACAGCGCTAAGGCGGATACTAAAGTTAAGTATGCCATTAACGGGCCGCAATGTAATGTCGTATCGGTAGAGCAGCTACAATACAATACTGAAACGCAGACCGTAAAGGTTGTTTGGGAGATTAAAAAACCTAACGGTAAGATAGAAAAAAAGGAGTTTGGCGACAGCAATGCTGAATTAGTGATCACGCGGAAGTACCCCGGATCGGTGAATGATTCTATACTGGCAGCTGCCAGTAAGGTTGAAATGGAGCGGGCGACTTATCAGGGATTTAAAGGCTCTTTGGTCGCTTTTTTATTCCCGGAAATAGAACCGGATACTATTATTGAAATCATTGATCCGCAATTTGGCAGGCATGGTAATTATTACATCGGTACTGTAGTTACCACATTCGACACTAATGGCGGCGGCAGGCGCAAACCGGAAATAGACTTTAAATTAAGATGAAAGGGGCTTCTGAATTATATAACCTTCTAAGGAATATTAATGATAAAGGCATGGGGCTTATTTCCGTTGGGGGGGTTAAAAGTGTTGATAAGGATGAATGCAAAGCCGTTGTTTCTTTTGACGGGTTGGATATCGAAGATGTAAGGCTAAAGGCCACAACGGACGGTGAAAAGGGATTTAAAATTTTCCCGGCTGTCGGTTCTACGGTGTTGGTTCAAAGAATTGCGGATGGTGATTACATGATAATAATGTACAGTGAGATTGAAGGATTTGAATTTCATATTGGCGGCAAAAAGATAGAGTTAGACCAGGACGGCTGTTTAATCGGCAACCAAACAGACACGTTATTGAATGTTATTAACCTGATCATTGAAGCTATACAGGTTATTGTAGTCATACAGGGCAAAGGCCCGGACCTTACAAAGCTGCTCCAGGCCAAAACTAAAGTTGAAAATATATTGAAATAATGCCACTGAGTAAAGACATATTGGGTTTGGCCTTATATAACAAGGCGATGGAGCTTAATGACATCGAAATAGATGAATCCGATATAGACCAAGCACGCCGGGATTTCTGGAATGCAGTTGCCGATGAAATTATAAAACATTTTATTGCCAATATTAAATTGACCATCCCAGGAACAGGGCTTATTGCGCCGTCCGGAGGTGGACCGGTAACCGGGGTGTCAATAACAGGGACTATACAATGATAGATATTCTTTTAAATACTGACAATGATTTGAAAATAACAGACAATGATATTGTTATTGGTGTGTCTGACTTACAGCATCAGGAGTTGATATTGGTATGTCAGAAAGGTGAGTTTAAAGAAAATCCACTATCTACTGTTGGCATAGCTAACTACCTGCGTGATGATGATATAGACGGCATGTTGCATGAAGTAAGGTCCTGCTTTGCTGTCGATGGTATGATTGTTAATAAAATGGCATTTAAACAGGATACAAATGAATTAGACTATGAGTCGAATTATACAGAATGACGATCAGAGTATATCAGATATAGCATTACAAGGTGTGGGAGATATAGACGCAGTTATTGATATATGTGTAAATAATGATTTGAGCGTTACTGATGAAACCAGAAAAGAGATAAGTGCTGTAGATGTGAATAATAAAAAAGTGGTTGAGTTATTAAATATTAATACGCCTGCCACGGCAGCAGGTCAAATCCCTGAAGGTATTTCCGTATGGCGCATCGGGTTAGATTTTAAAATAAGCTAATGGCAAGGACAAGAGAAGAAATACAAGCAAGCGTGCAGCAGGTGCTGGTTGATGAAATGGCCGCCATTGGCGTTGCCATCAACCCGACCACTTGGAGCAAAACTAATTTGCTTCGTTTGCTATGTTTTGTTTTTGCGGTTTGCGGGCGGGTTATCGAAGTCATTACTGACACTACCCGTGCCGATGTTATAGAGTACCGTACTAATCAATCGCCATTCAACACGCGTGCTATTGTTCGATTGGCAAAAGCTTATTTGCATGGCTATACATTATCGGGAGAAACGGACAAGTACGATATAACCAGCCTTACACCGGAACAAATAGAAACGGCCAGTATTGTAAAGCACGCTGCCTGCTCACAGGTTTTGGATGGGTTCGGTAAGCCTTTTCTTCGTTTGAAAATGGCAAGCGAAACGAACGGGGAGCTGCGCCAGTTGACCCCCACAGAAATGGAAGGAGTTGACGCTTACATAAATGTGGTACAGCCCGCAGGTGTTAAGATTGTTAAAGAAAGCAATGTGCCTGATCAAATACGGATGGGCTGGAAAATATATTATAATCCGCTTATCATTAATTCTGACGGTGATCGAATAGACGGCACTGTGCAGGATGTAGGTAGAGCCGCTATTAAAGAATACTTGACTCAAATTGTTTTTAATGGCATTTATGCCCCGCAAAATCATGAAGTATTTGTTAAATCAATCGATGGCATAGAACTCTGTTTGATTCAATATGTACAAACAAAATACGCCGGGTATGATTGGATAACAGTAAATGATATAGCCACGCCGGACTCGGGTTATTATCGCTTTGCCAGCGATACTGATTTAATAATTGAATACATCCCGTACAATGAAGCTTAGCAGAAAAATATATGACCTTGATCTAAACCGGCTCATGACGCAGCTGGTGCCGGTGATGCTGCGCAATAGCCGCCTAATGGCCTTACTGCGTTCGCTGTTATCGCCCATCAGCTTTGTGTATGCCTCCTGGATGAATTTTAAAATAGAGACTGAAAGGGAATTGACCATCACCCCGCAAGTGTGCTACTTACAGGCCTTCCTTAATGATAATTACGACTACGATCAACGGCGCATTAGAATAACGCCGCCTAACTATTTTGATACGGCGGTTTTGTTTTTAGTGGTTGAAAACAAACCTATTGTTTCCAGTACCAAAAGTGAAGGCACGGCTGCGCCGGTACTATATAAAAAAAGTGAAAGTGAAGCGCAGGGCGTTGACTTTGTAGTAAAGATGCCCATCGGCATTACAGTAGATGAACAGTCGCTGCGTGCGCAGATAGATAATTACAAAACTCCGACAAAAGATTTTGAAATAATTTACGTATGAACACTTTAAAGTTAGACAACCCGGGCGGTTTGTTGATGTATCAGGATGTACTGTCGTATATGCAGGCTGGTATGAAAGAGGCATTGACAGGCATCTGCAAAGCGCTGGGCAGTAATGTTATTATATCTGGTTGTGAAATTGCCGGAGGTAACATTAGCGCCGGGGTAATGTGTATAGACGATGAAATAATGGCCTTCAGCGGTGGTGTGAATCTTGGTTATGTGCAAGTGCTTACAACCAGCACTGACGAAGTATATGATGACTCTGTTTCGCGACCTCTTTACTTTACAAAAACGGCAATCTCCGCAGCCAGCGGTACGGCCGTTGGCGACTTTGTAAGGCTGAAAACACTAAAGCAGCTTTCGAGCGATCAGGGCTTTATTATCCCATTTGCGAAGTACCATTTTGACTCGGGAATTTTCCCGGCGCCTGGCAGCTCTGGGAATAAAATTTTTACAATAAATCATAACAAAAACATTACCGGAGACTATTTCGTTTTGCCGCAGTTTTTGTACACGGGAGAAAATCCGGGCAACCCAAATCAGGATTTATACCGCCCGCCCTTATGGCATTATATTAATCCGGTGTCAGGTAATCAGCTATCGCTCACGATGGGGTTAGATGGATTTGGTAATATGATCCGAATGCGCATTTTATTCCTATTTTATCGTCCTTAATTCCTATTTATGCCAATAAGAACAATATCGTATTTGAAACAAAAATTTTCGCAATTTATGCGTCCTTCGGACGCTGATTTTGCGGATCTGATAGATACCACAGCAGGGATGGCTACTAATGCAGTTAGCGGCTGGGTGGCGCTGTACAGAGACATACAATATGACGCCGGAGTAGTTCGGCAGTTATGTGACTACGCGAACGGCTCCGGCGATAAGCCAACGGCTAATATAGGCATGTATATTAAGGCAGACGGTTCTTTTACTGCGAACATTGCAGAGGCTGCTAATTTCAGCCCCATCAAGATCGGTACATTCGATGCACCAATGCTTGCTTTGCCGACGGGCGAATTTAAACAGTCGCCTGTAATGAACAATGCGCTAAACTATGACGGATTAGATTTGACTATTACAGATGGTAGTGGGCATACCTCATCATTAGTGAATAGCATTTATCATCAAAATTTATTTTTAAAAGGAAAATTAAACAATCCCGGAATCATCCCGATTTATGGAACATTGTCAGCTAATGGCAACTTTGAAGGATCGGCGATTGTAAGATGTACGTCAACGGGCAATTATATTTATTTTGTTTTTCCATTTGATACTGTAAGCGCAACGCCTTTATACGGATTTAGAAATAAAATAAGCCTGTTAATACGACCTTCAGCAGACATGTCTATTGGCAGTTACTTTAACACTGACGGGAATGGCGCCATTTACATGCCAGATAAATCTTTATTGGCTCATAAGTGGAATTTGGTTGAATATATAAGGTCAGCGCCCAATAGCACATACGGGTCTATGGACCTGTATGTCAATGGAAGTGTATCTGCCGGTGAGTACATCGAGGTCGCTCATTTTTATTCACGAATAATTGGCGAACTGTAATGGATGAAAGCAATTCACAACAAGGTTATTGAATCTGCAATTTTCAATTGCAGTTGTCAAAGACCAAAGTTAATCAAGGATTCTATAATAAAAAAAGGAAACATGAAATTTTACATTGGCCAAAACAACGGGCGGCATTATGAAGCCGATCTACATGCGACAGTAATTAATGAGCGGGAGCAAAGTTTAACATTGCACTTAGAATGCTACGAAGTAATGGCTTCTGGGGGCCAGCGTATTCAAAGTGAGGTGAACAAACCATACCAGCGTAAGTTAATAGCTGATAATAGTACGTTAGTTGACGGGCAAGGCAATTACCTCCCGGCGGGGCAAACGGAAGGTATCGGTGAATGGGATTTTTTCGCCAACATCAGCGCAAATGTGCCTGTAAAGGTGGATGATCTGAAGCTGTCGGCGCTTATACGCAACCGCGCCAAACTTATGCCAGATGGCCTGCTTCCTGAATAATGCACACTCTTACAAACATATTGTCGCGCGCGAAAGCTAATGCTGTGTATGTGGATACGCCGTGTTATAGCCGAGATTGCCGTTATAGGATGCTTAAAAGCAGCGTTGCATTTATGCTTTCAAATGGCCGAGCTCTTGCAATACGTCCCGGTTTTTATTGGGACGAAAATAGTATCCCGTATGTATTTCAGTGGGCATTCCCCAAAAGTGGCATGTATGCAATTCCGGCGTTAGTGCATGACGCACTTTATTTTGATACTTCCACTACCCGCCTATTTGCCGACAATGAGTTTAAATACTGGCTTCAGGCGCTGGGAGTGAGCAGACGGCAGGTGTGTTTCAGGTACTGGGCTGTACGTTTATTTGGCTGGTTGTATTGGCGGAAAAATAGAAAAGAACCAGGAGAGAGATGTTTACATAACAGAACTCTAATAACAATATTATGATGCAATTTTTAATGGATAATTGGCAGGCAATTCTTACAGGTTTCACCGGCATATTCACAGGCCTGGCAGGCTTTTTCTATGGAAAAAAAGAGAGAGCGGCTGACCTGGCACAGAAGCAAGGCGGAGCTGTAGAAACGGCGCAAAAAATTTACGACACATTGATGGAGGACATAAAAGAGCAGTACCAGCAGTTGAAAGATAAGGTAAATGTGTTGGAAGAGCGTGAACGGATCGGACTAAAAGAAAGGGCAGTGATGGAAGGACAGCTTCGGGAAATGGGAAAACAGATCAGCGCGTATGAAAGGCGGGTAGCGGAGCTTAAAAAGGAAATATCCGGGTATGAAAAAAAAGTACTGGAGTACGAGCAGCAGGTACAAGCGCTCAAAGCCGAATTATCTAAATATCAAAACAAAATCGAAAATGAAAATTAAAATAAGCCACATTGCTATAGCGGCGCTGACGCTTGCATTATTAATCAGCATTGTAACCTGCCGCCGCCATGTAGCAAAAGAGCGGCATACACAGGCTGTTTTAGACACTACACTGGCTGCCTTTAAAGTGATCAAGAATAAGGCCGGACAGCAGGTTGTAGAGCAGCAACCTGCGCAATTCACAAATGGGAAGCCTTTAAAGCAAGCCAGCGCTGCGGCTTTTAATTTGCCAAAAGCAGAAGAAAGGAAGATAAAAAGCGTAGACCATTTTGTGCAGATTGAGCAGCATTTAAGCGTGGAAAATGATAGTACGCCTGTTGAAATCTCTGATTCTGTCTTTTCCTTCAGATTTGACCGGCCGAACTATAAAGTAACAGGCCGCGTGTATAGAACAATGAGCTTCCTGGATAGTTTGGCTGTGTATAATACAATATCATTACGCTTTGCTGATAAGAAGACCGGGCTATTTAAAAGAGAGCTGGTAGTACAGGCGGTTAACAGCAATCCGTATGTTATTAACACTGGGATACAAAGCATGACTGTAGAGCAGCGGCCTACGATTTGGAATCAATACATTAAACCTGCTTTATTTGCCGCTGGAGGTTTTGCGGCTGGGAGAGCATTAAAGTAA